CCCTCGGGGGCGTACAGAGTTGTAGCGATACAATTCTCTGAATCAGCGGCTCCTTTGCCGCTGGAAACCATTTGCAGTGCAAGAACAGTTTTCTGTTCTAGTTTCTACCTTTAAGGAGGTGCTTGTCAATGTCTGTAGGCTATCGAACGCGAACGAGGACTTCCCGCCATCCTTGGCAGGGAAGAACCCAGATTCCAACGGGGCGCTTAACGCTCCACAACACCGTAGGCCAGGATCCGGGCGTCTTCAAAGACGTGGACCTGGGTACTTATGGTGTTTATGAGTTGGGATCGCCCTACTTTTCTAGAATCGAGACTTGCGAGGATCAACTCCACGCAGGACCTCCATATCTAGATGGTGGGCCGTTCACTTCTATCAAGATAGATAGTGGCCTCCCCTCTGGGGTCGTTGGGACTGGTAAGTTTTATAGTGGAACACGCGAGATTTCCATTTGGGGAATCGGACATGGTCCATATACTTATCAGGGTGGGTTTTGTAATCCCATCTTTCCACCATATGCGGATGGCTTCACCATGACTAATCAAAGTCAGGTTGCCAATGCTATGTGGAGTTTAGTTCCCAACGCATCAGACTTGTATGGTTCCGACGCTTGGAATTTAACCAAGCCTCGCCTAGAGAAAGCCGGTATCGGCATTGCTTTAGCTGAGATTCGAGAGCTTCCAAAGATGCTCTCGAAGACCGCAGGAATTTTCAACGAAGGTTGGAAACTCATTGCAGGTCGCTCACTTAAGCAAAGTGCGCGCATGCTTCCAAAAAAGGCAGGCGATCACTTTCTCAACCATCAATTTGGATGGGTCCCTTTCTTAGGTGACGTCGAAAAAGCCGTCACTGTAGCCATTAACTCAAAGGAGATAATTGCAAAATTATCTCGAGAGAATGGCAAAGACATAAGAAGGAGACGAACCATAGTAACAAATAGTAGCCAATTCCTCGCTCGAAAAGACGATGGCTGGTTCATGGAACCAGCTGGCGACACTATCGGCGGGTTAATGGATGGAAATGGTACAGCTTATCGTGAACTTCACGTCCAACAGGACGTGGTTGTTACGAGTTCTGGATCATTCCGCTACTATCGACCGGAGTTTGATCTTGGAGATCCCCAATATTGGGGCGCTCTTAATCGCCTGAAACGTGAACTCACGATTCATGGTGCAAGGATCAATCCTTCGTTCGTTTACAACATAACACCTTGGACGTGGCTAATTGATTGGTTCACCAAAGCCGGTGATCATGTTGACATGCTCACCGATTGGGGTTCCGACGGTTTAGCCGCCAAGTATTTGTTTGTCATGGCACACACTAAATCCCTGGTCAAATTTATTCAATTTGTCCCTTGGAAAAGTGGTCCAGCACGTTATGAATTACATCGAGTAATCGATATAAAACAGCGTGTGAATGCAAATACTCCTTATGGTTTCAGCCTGTCGTGGGGTGATTTAACCGCACGACAATTAGCGATTCTTGGAGCACTTGGCCTTTCTAGGAGAGCGTGACTTGCCGTCATCTAACTCTCCTTAGGTTAAGCCCAAGAATCTTATCTACTTGTTGCCTTAGATACGCTTGTGCGCATGAGCAACGCATGGGCCGCAACAGGATTAACGCTCCTAAAACTTTGGAGGCTAACCACGTTGAAAAATAGTGTGGCCTCCATAAAAGGAGACTACACTATGTTTACTGACCCACAATCTGTTACTGTCAATGGTTCCGCAAAATCAATGCCGAGAGTAGAATCGGACGGTAAAAAGTCCATCTATCTCTCGGCCGATGGGAATTTCAAATTAACGATTTCCCATCAAGCCGTGGCCGGCGACCGAATTCGGTCGATGGTCCGGGTTGATCAGCGGGCAGTTGTCGCAGACCCGTTGACTTCTGTCAACGACTATGAGACACTGTCCTTCTATTTTGTTATCGATCGCCCCAATGTGGGCTTTTCGGCAACAGAAGTTGGATACCTAACTGCCGGCCTTGAAGGCTGGTTGGACGCAACAGCCACTGGCAAGCTTTTTGGTCAAGAGTCGTAAGACTCGAGACCAATCCCTATTTCTGCTACATTGTAGCGTGATAGGTTTCTTGTCAGTGAATCTCTGTTGTTGTAACTTGATTGACTCTTAGAACAATGTTCTTTGAGTATAAGTAGACCTTACGTGGCTTGAAGCTTAGCTCCCAATTAAGGAGGCAGGCTTGAAAAGCAACGCAAGTGGCTATCTAGAGTTGATGGAAGCAGTCTATAGAGACGCGACCATCAAGTGTACCGCTAACGTCTCTGATTTACGTGACCTTGAAGTAATGAGGTCACGGGTCGAAAACGAGGGTATATCGTTTTTAACGATTACTCTCCCCCAATTCTCTCGAGATTTCGAAAGAGCTCTTGAGAACCGGGCAATTGACTCAACACTATTCCTAGGTTTTAGGAAATGTGGATCAATCCCTGCGTTTTTGCAAGGTATGATCAGTCAGATATTCGACCAAGAGACAGGAAGGATTATCGATGAAAAACACACCAATAATTCTGGGCCTAACAGCTCAGAACCTGGAGTGGTTACAAGCGATATTTCTACTATCGTTGAGTCTGTACGGCAAATATGCCTTACATTCAAGAAAGTGGAAATCGAATGCACCCCGCAAAGGGTACAGACGGCGCTTGATAACTTCGCCGAAATCGAGCAATCTTTTGAGGAGTTCTCAATCCCAGAATCAGATCATGCCAAGTTTTTGGCTGTTTCTGATGTGCTCTGGCACAATTTGGTTAGCTCTTGTGAGCTTGCCGAATGTACCCCTAAGCACGGTCCGGGAGCTACTGCTGAACGTATATCTGGAAATCAGAAATACGTCTGGCGTAGGTGGCACGATCGTCTCGAGCCTTATTTCCATTTGGTCGGTCAAGGTTATCCTAACGGATTACCCGCCGAGTCAAATGAGCTCGAAATTACATCGATCATACCACAGAATCAGGAGCAACCCGTTAGGGTTACCCCTGTTCCGAAAACTCTCAAAGGTCCCCGCATTATTGCAATTGAGCCTTGCTGCGTACAATTTGCGCAACAAGGGATGCGAGACTTGCTTTATCGCAAGATCGAATCCTATTGGCTCACGAGAGATCACATCAACTTTAGTGATCAAACAGTGAACCAGAAGCTCGCAATAAGCTCTTCGCTAACAGGTCAATTCGCAACGATTGATCTCTCTGATGCTAGTGATCGTGTTCCACGGTCACTGGCTTTAGAGATGTTTCGCTCAAATCCCGATTTTAGGGATGCGATCGACGCATGTAGGTCGAGCAATGCAGCCTTACCGGATGGCACAATTATTGGGCCACTTCGGAAGTTTGCATCAATGGGTAGTGCTCTCTGTTTCCCCGTGGAAGCCATGTATTTCTACACGATCTGTGTAGTGGCTCTCCTGGAGATCCAGAACCTTCCTGTAAGTCCCCGAAACGTTTTTAACGTTTCGAGAGGGCTTTACGTATACGGGGATGACATAGTCGTTCCCGCAACGTATGCGGTGTTTGTTCTCGATTACCTGCGAAAATACAATTGCAAGGTAAATGACGCGAAGACTTTCTATCGTGGAAACTTTAGAGAGTCATGTGGCGTAGATGCATTTGCTGGATATGAGGTAACACCTACATATCTTCGACAGATGCGTCCGGAGAACAAGCAGCAAGCAGATAGACTAATCTCATGGGCCGCGACAGCTAACCTCTTTTACAAAAAGGGTTACTGGCGTACCGCCACACTCATGTTCAAAGAACTTGAGAGTATACTTGGGAATATTCCCTATGTATCCGAGCAGTCTTCTGCAATAGGCCGTATCTCGTTCTTGGGTTTTTGTTCCGCTGAAAGGTGGAACAAGGATTTACAACGCTTTGAAATAAAAGCGTATGTACCAAGTCCAGTTTATCGAAAAGATAAACTGAGTGGATACAGCGCGCTGTCTAAGTGTCTTACAAGTTCGGACGTTCCAAAAGAGCGTTCCGTTCATGTAGATGCTCGACGTAGATGGACCCGCATCGCGATTGGTGCATTTCTGAGTGAAATGTATCCTTCGATCGATGTGCGCCATCTCGAGCGCTCTGCACGGCACGGTGCCGTAACACTTAAACACCGTTGGGTCCCCTCGCTATTCTGAGGGGATGGGCGTTCTTTACGCCCTGGGGCTTTCTGACGGCAACCAACAAG